GCTTAATGAATGAACCTAGCATAGAGTTATTATTTCCAACCCCTGTTATGTTTAATAGCATAGACAGAGCTTTTACTAAACAAGAACTCAAGTTTGTAGATAAGCATAGTAAATTAACTTATCAAAATGCAGGCAATACAACAAGCCTAAATAACTACATACTTGAGGAAACAGAATTTAAAGACTTAAAACAAATATGTATAGACCATGTTAATAACTATATAGAAAAGATATATAAACCAAGATACAAAGTTGAGCCTTATGTAACACAGTCATGGTTAAATTGGACTAAACCCAATGAATACCATCACACTCATGCTCACCCTAATAGTTTTATATCAGGCGTGTTATATATAAGTGCAAATGAAGATGAAGATAAAATTAAATTCCATGATAGTGGATATAAACAAGTGAAGTTAGACACAGATAACTATGATGTTTATAATTCAGATAGTTGGTGGTTTAAAGTTAAAACAGGTGGTATCGTATTATTTCCATCTAGCTTAACGCATAATGTTGAATCAGTAACCTCTAAAGACACTAGAGTTAGTCTTGCATTTAACACATTTTTAACAGGCACGCTTGGTGATAACAAAGCATTAACAGAACTAAAATTAAATTAAGGAGTAAGATATGGCTCATTTTGTAAGAATTGAAAATAATGTAGTAGTTCAAGGTATTGTGGTATCTAATAAAGATACTGCTGATGAACATGGTGTAGAAAAAGAAGAACTTGGTATTGCTTTTTGCTCTAACCTATTAGGTGGCACTTGGAAACAAACATCATACAATGCTCGTATCCGTAAAAACTATGCAGGTATTGGTTACACTTATGACGAAACATTAGATGCGTTTGTTCCACCAAAACCTTTTGCTTCATGGGTATTAGATAAAGACAAAGCACAATGGAAAGCACCTGTAGATATGCCTAGTGATGACAAAAGATATACTTGGAATGAAGAAACAACCTCTTGGGATGCAGTAACAGAATAAGGAAAATGAATGGCAACTCAAAGAGTAGCATTTACAGAATGGTTACCAGACCAACCTTCTACGACTGGTGCATTACTAGAGGCTAATAACGTCTATCCACTCACAGTTGGATACGCACCATTTCCTGCATCAGCAGACTTATCTAGTGCTGCTAGTGAGGCTCTTAATAACGTAGTAGCCGCTAAATATCAATTATCTACAGAACTCTTTGCAGGTGGTGCTACTAAATTATTTAAATATAATGGCACAACACTAGCTCTTTCTAACGTAAGTAAGAGTGGTGGTTATACTGGCTCTGATAGATGGGCTTTCACACAATTTGGTGATACTTTACTTGCCACTAATAACCATGAAGTCATACAAGCATGGACTATAGGCACATCTACTTTATTTGCAGATGTATCAGCAACAGCACCTAAAGCCAAATACATAACTGTAGTGCGTGACTTTGTAGTCGCAGCATACATAGATACAGAAGCTAATAAGGTTCAATGGTCAGACATCAATGATGAAACTGATTGGACTGCTGGCGGTGCAAGTCAGTCAGACTATCAGTTGATCGCTGAAGGCGGTAACATAGTTGGCATCACAGGTGGTGAGTTTGGTTTAGTCTTATTAGAACGAGCTATTGTAAGAATGTCCTACATTGGTAGTCCTTTATTCTTTCAGTTTGATGCAATCAGTAGAAATTTAGGATGTAACTCACCTGGCTCAATTACACAATATGGTAATATGACATACTTCCTAGCGGATGATGGTTTCTATTCTTGTGATGGACAACAACTCTATAATATTGGTAACGATAAGGTAGACGAATACTTTTACAGCACTTTAAATACTGCTTTATCAGATACTATTAGCTCTGCTGTAGACCCTGTAAATAATATTGTAGTATGGAATTATCCTAATACATCTGCTGGTCGTTCACTTCTTATTTATAATTGGCTAGTTAAAAAATGGTCAAGTGCTGATACCACTACAGAATATGTAGCTTCTTTAGCAAGCACTACTATTACCCTAGAAGGTTTAGATGCTTATGGTACAGTAGACTCTATTACCACATCATTTGATAATAGGTTTTGGGCAGGTGGTAAGTTTATTTTTGGTGGTATAGATAACACTAAAATAGTCACCTTTACAGGTGCTAGTACCACAGCTTCTCTTGTTGTAGGTGAATTAGAATTTGGTTATAACTCTGTCGTTACATTAGCAAGACCACAAATAGATAATGGCTCTGCAACAGTTTCTATAGCTTCCAGACGTGAATTAGATGATACTATTACATTCTCAACAGGTGTTGCAGCTTCAGCAGAGGGCAGAGTACCTTTAAGGTCTTATGGTCGTTATCATAGACTTAAAGTCGTGCCTACAGGCACATGGACACATTGTATAGGGGTAGATGTAGACTCTACTACTAATGGAGGTAGATAATGGCTCGTGATATGTACCGCAAGCTAAACCCTACAGGTTCAGAGCCTAGAGATATTAGCACAGTTGTAAATGGCTTAATAGAAGGCAAGTCTAACAACACAGGTGAATTTGTAACTACAGCACACACCACTAGCTCAACACTTTATGATGAACGTATAGGCTTTAATTCAGTCATCTTATTTATGCCCATTAACCATGACTCTGCTGCTGAATTAGTAGACGTTTATTTTGATACCTTTGCACAAGGTTCTTGCGTAGTTCACTATGGAAACCATGCAGCAGTTAGGTCATATCGTTATATAATAGTAGGATGATATTACACTACATACCTAAAGATAAGTTACGAGAACATTGGGACTATGTTAAACATGGTCTTGAATTAGTAAGGCAACATGGTCATACACAATGGATAGTAGAAGATGTCTATTGTGACTGTTATGAAAACAGGTCTATGTTATTTGTAGGTCTAGTGGATAACAAAGCAGTAGGTTTTGTAGTATTACAACCTATAGGTGACACACTTCATATCTGGGCTACATGGTCTACACTCAATGACCAAACATTATTTTATCAAGCATGGCAAGAAATACAACAAATAGCAAAACAAGGTGGTAAGTCTAGGGTTACATTTTCATCTCAACGTAAAGGATGGGAACGTAAAGCTAGATCATTAGGTTTTAAACCTCAAACATGGGAATTTACACTTTAAGGAAAGCAATATGATAAGTTTACACAATTGGCTAAATAATTTAGTAGAGTCATTTACATTTTATGGTGGTGGTTCAGGCGGTGGCGGTGGAGGCACGACTACATCTAAAACATCTAGCGAACTAGACCCTACTGTTAGACCTTATGTAGAATATGGACTTGGTGAAGCTAAAAGTTTATATCAACAACCAGGACCTAACTACTTTGCTGGTCAAACTTATGTTAGCCCATCACAACAAACAACAACTGCATTACAAGCAGCTCAAAATAGAGCTATGGCAGGTAGTCCATTATCCACAGCAGGACAACAACAACAATTAGGTACTATTAGTGGTAATTATTTATCTGCTGGTAATCCATATTTAACACAAGCTCTTGCTGGTCCTACTCAACAAGCTACACAAGCATATAATGATGCTATTGCTAAAGCACAAGGTACTGCATCTATGGCAGGTCGTTATGGTTCTGGTGTATCTGCTGATATTCAAAACAGAGCAGCACAAACTTTAGGCACAACACTAGCTAATAAATATGGTGAATTGGCTTACAGTAATTATGCCGGTGAACGTGCTTTACAAAACCAAGCTGCTGTCAATGCACCTCAAATGGCTTCTAGTGATTATGCAGATATTCAACAATTAGCTAACGTAGGTAAAACTGCGGAAGGTTATCAACAAACTGCATTACAAAGTGATATTGATAGATATAATTATCAACAAAACTTACCATATCAAAAACTTGCTTCATACTTGGGTGCTGCTTATGGTTCACCTCAAGGTCAAGTATCTACATCACAACAACAGTCTAGTGGTGGTGGCAAGATAGTATGTACTGCTATGAATGAGGCTTATGGCTTTGGTTCATTCCGTCAAGCTATTTGGTTACAACATTCAGCAACTATGCCTAACGCTAAAACTATTGAGAAGGGTTATCACAGACTATTCTTACCAGTAGTAAACTTTGCGTTTAGTGCAAAACCAACATGGACTCGCAAATTAGTACGCAAAATTGCAGAACATATTGCAAGACACAGAACAGCAGACTTATGGAAAGAAATGCGTGGTAAACGTAGAGATACTCTAGGTCGTATATATAGAGCAATTATAGAACCATTATGTTATTTAGTGGGAAAGGTTTAATATGGGACAAATGTTAATTCCTGCTGCTATAGGCGCAGGTATCGGAGCAGTAGGTGGTGCAGCTATGGGTAAGAACCCACTAAAGACTGCATTACTAGGAGCAGGTATTGGTGCAGGTGGCGCAGGTCTATTTGGT